GTAACATCGATATTATCGACTTCGTGAATGATCATGCCATCCCACTCAATATCGCCGCCTTGGAACAGTTTGTTGTTCTGGTGCTTCAAGGAAACGTCTTTTTGAGCGTTCATGATGACGCTATCGTTCTTGATGTCCGCCATCGTGCGGGGCGAAACAAACACAACGAAATAACGCTGATTCATTTTCGCAACGCGGATCGGGCGGATTTTCGGAGAAGCCGAAAGCGCCTTACGTCGCAGACGCGACAAGAACGCCGCCGCATCGCCTGCACTATCCCAGCCAGCATTGGCGACCGTTAGATCGGTCAGCGTTGCTGAAAGGTCATAGGTTGCACTGCCAGCCGGAGCATCCGTTGCAAGCGCAACAGGAGCCGTCCCCGCAGTACCGCCAAACATCACGCGGTCTGTGTTATCGTCAAGCCACGCATCGCCCTGCGCCGCAGAAGCGCCGGTCGTCCCGTTGCCCGCAAGAGCAAACGGAATGCCGTTAATGTCAGACAGGGACGAAATAATACGGTTCATTGAACCATATTCCATCGCCCAATCTTTCAGCGTTTCTTTGGCAGCGTTACGAAGATCAACCGCCGAATACTGCTGCTCAATATCCGCGACGCGCACAGCGTTACGGAGTTTGTCAACAGTGACCGCGAAAGAGCGTGTATCCATCGACTCTTCTTGGCCTTCGAGTGTGGCAGAGCCAGTCTTACCGGCGCCCGATAGTTTGTTGACAAGGGCAAACGTAATCTTTTGATAACGCTTAACCGTGTCCTCTTTCATTTGGATGATCGAGTTCGAAGAAGTCCCCATATATGGTTTGAAGGGGTTCTCCTGAATGTATTCCTTGAAGAAATCGGAATCCCATTTTTGTACCTTTAAGCCGGTAGCGGCTGAAGTATCAGTCATTTTCGCCTCTATCTGGCGGGGCCGAAGCCCCGCACTGAGAAAACCCGCGCCTCACGGCGTTGGTGGTGGATGTGTACCGGCTAACCTAAGAGCTCATCGAGCGAGGAATGCAAAACTGCATTCTTGTTGCCGCCCTTTGCGCCTTTGTTGAAATTACCCGGCAGGTTCAAATTTTGTTTTGCTGGCATCTCATCGTCGCTATCGTCAGCCACGGCTTGCGCCGGTTTTTTGGCCTTCAATTCGCTTTCAATGGTCGCCCGGAGGTTCTTTTCGTAAGCTTCCAAACCGCCCGCTTCTTGAATCTTGCGAAGCGTTTTCTGCGTTTGGGTCCACGTTACAATCTCACCGACAGGATCATATGAGTTATCAAGCGCCTGCCGTAACAATGGGTTTTGCTGCGCGGCTTGGTCAAACTCTGCCAATGCTGCGTTAACAACGTCCAGCCCGTGCGTCTTTACTGCAAAGTTGGCTGAAATCCCGAAGCGGGTATTGTAACTCTCCGCTTGGATTGCCTCTCTGCCTGCACTGTTGAAACCCTGTTCGTCGTCGTACACAGACGGGATTTCTTCTGGTGGCTTTTTGAAGAAGGTGGAAAAATCCGGGGCCTTCGAGGCTTTCGCTTCGAGTTCGTTGGCGCGCTTTTCTGCGGCGTCGAGTTTCTCTTGCAGCTTTCGCTGCGTTTCAAGAAAGGCCGCAAGAGGAACGCTACGCTGTTCTCTTGGCTTTTTCGGTTTCTCCGGTTCTGGCTCCTCGGCCTGCGTCTCTTCGGCCTCGCCATCGCCATCATCTTCATCTGCTTCCGCCTCCGAACCTTCATCAGTATCCGGCTCATCAGCTTCAGCGGCTTCCGTTTCAGGCGCTTCTTCTGGGTCATTGTCTCCATCTAAAAGATCGTCGATTTCACTCACGGCTAGTCCTCTGCCCGTTCAAAAGTCGGCACCACTTAAACGCCCTTTGTGCGCAGGCGACGCGCTAACGCCCGATAATCCCCGGCGACGGGAAACTTATTGAACCGGCTGTTGCTTCGGCTCTGGACCGGCGACGCCTTCAGCGTAAATCACTGCGGTCTCAACCTTGGTCTTTTGTGTCTCTGCTTGTTTCTTCTCAGTGTCGGCCTGCTTGTTGCCCAACTCCACCTCAAGCTGCGGATTGGGCTGCTGTGCTTGCTGGCTCAAGAGTTCGATCAGCTGATCTTTGTTGCGTAAATTCGGTGCTGCCCGCAGGTAAACTTCAGGCGGGAATTGAATGCCTGCCGTTGCAAGCTGGATAAGCTGCTCGAATTGCTCGCCTTGCAGCGTCACCATATCCGGTGCGTCTTCAATGATAATATCAACATCCATTTCAGCGACAGGATGCTGTGTCGGCGTCACGTTCTGCGGTAATTGCCCGGCGAATTCCTGCGGCACGTTCAGGGCAACGAAACGCACATTGCGTTCATCATCTGTCACCCGAACCCATTTAACATCGGTCCAGAATTGACGAACGCCCATCCACATCTTGCGATAGGCTTGCCGATCCACATAGCGCAGTCGATCCATCAGCGCGCCAAGCTCCACAAGGCTGGCCTGCTGCTTGGCCTGAATAGCAATGCCTGATTTCTCAGGACCATCCTGCCCACGCAATGACGATGACGCACCGATGCGGCGAATGCTTTCTTTCGCATCCTGCAATAGCTGGAAATGCCCGACCACTTCGGCGTCAGTGCCGATCAGGCCAACATCTTCGCCCCATTTGGCGTGCTCAAGAAGTTCAACCGAGCCATCAGGCTTGGCGAGTTCCTCTTTCATCTTCTTGGCCGAAGCGATAGCGCCCTTCTTGTGGAAGCTGCGTTCAGTCGAAAGGAAGTGAATCAGTTTCGAGCCGCGCTTGTTAATCTCGCGCTGGCGGTCTTTCAATTCTCGGACAAGGCCGAAGCGCTCATTGTCAGGATCGACATGCGCGCTCATCCAGATGTAAGGATGATCGGTCGATCCCTCATTATCAACGATTGGGCTGGGGCCATGCTTTAGAAGGCCATGCTCTCCGCCCGTGAATTCTGCAAAGAACCATTGGCCTTGCTTTTGGTAATAGACGATGCAGATCGCGACGCGCTTTTCTTTGCCATCATACCAGCGATGACTTGTCGGCTTGTCGTCGTGAGTATCGTTCTGGCCGAGATACTGGATTGACTTGGTGGCCTCTAATGCCTCGCGCTTTTCTTCGCCATACTCAAAGATTGCATCTTCCAAATCCATCCAGCGAACCAGCCCGCGATAGCGCGCATCACTGAAATCAGGCTTGGATGCGTGAATGTCCCACCACATCCGATCCCAATCATTTTGGGCTAGCTCTAATTCAATCTCGCCGGATTGCTTTTGAACGGGGACCAATTCAAGCCCGCCAAATCCAACCGTGAGCATATCGAACCAAAGGCCGGAGCGCTTTTCGTCATACTCCTCGCGGTCTGAAATAAACCGCAGCGCATCGGTCGCGGCTTCGGCGTCTTGCTCATGCAATGGCGTGCGAGGATAGGCGCGCGGGTCTGTGCGCTGTTGCTTTTCAAGCCCGACAAGGAAATCAACGACCGGCTTGATCTCGTTATAGACGTTGGCCGGTTGCCCTCGCCTGCCGAGGATTCTTACCTCTTCGTCAGTGTATTGCTTGTTATGGTAGAACCAGCGGTCCTCTAACCAGCGCTCGCGCCATAGCTGGCTTGCTTCATGAAACGTCTCATACCACTGGACAAACGTGCGGTTTGACGGCTCGTCGTCTTTCTCCGCCTTTACGCCGTTATCCATGAAGTCGCATCCTCGTCATCATCTTCGTATTTGTCGCGTGGTTTTGTCGGCGGCTCTGGCGCTGTTGGCCGGATCGAACAGTTGACCGCGAATTCCCCAAAGGCGTCTGCACCATGCGAATTGTCGTCATGAAGCGGGCCTTGAAATGTCTGTAATGGCTCCGACCAGCGGCGGCGGTAATTGCGCAACCGCTTGCGGCCTAATTCTGTTTTTGCTGCATCGAAGTGAACGCATGGGAACAATGCCCGCGTCGCGTTGATGCGTTCTTCTGGGCCTTGAGCCACACCAACCATGATCGGCGCGACACCCAATTCCCTTAAGGTTTGCTGCCGTGACTTCGCGCCTGCGCCCCATTCCCTCACCCGCACATCATGCGGCATGAAATGCTTCGCATAGCGATAGGGCTTCGATTTCAGCGCCTCTTCGACGATTAGCTGCGCGCCATCGCCTGAGGTTTCGTAATAGTCGATAGCGCGAACCTGCCGACCGTTCTCTTGAAGGAACCAGATTGCGGTGTAATCATCGACGCCAATATCCCAAGCAGTAATCACCGGCAACGATGGATCATGGGCGAAGCTGCCGATACGGCCTGCGCGTTCTGCATCAACCAACAGGCGGGCGTAATAGCTGCCCTCGGTAATGACTTCGTAGCCACCACCCCAAACGTGGTCTGCCTTCTCCGGGTCGCTCGAATAGTCGTGACGCATTTCCTCCCGCAGCACTTCGGGAAAGAACGGATTATCCTGCCAGTTTGCCTCGACCACTATGGCGCTAGGCGGTGATGCCTTGCCGCGAAAGAACAAATCAACCGCGTCCGTATCAAGGCGCGGGTTCCATGCGAACCAGATTTCCGAATTCTCTTTGCGGATCGTCGGCCTTAGAAGATCAAGCGAACGCTGCGACAGCGATTGCGCTTCTTCGACATAGGCAAGGTCAAAACCCTCTAGCGACTTGATCGAGTCCGCTGTGTGGTTTTGCATCCCCTGAAAGATGATGATGCCGCCGCCGGGCGTTTTGATTTGCGCCTCTTGAACCTCGAAATATCGGCCAAGGCCATGATGCTCAATCTTGTCTTCGATCAGGCGCTTGACTGACTGCGCCAGCGTTCTTTGAACCTCACGAATACAGGCGGCGCGAAAGCCCGGCTTTTGAATTGCCTCTAAGACCAGCCGTTCAGCGAAGAAATGCGACTTGCCAGAACCGCGCCCGCCATGCGCTGCTTTGTATCGAGCCGGAACAAGTAGCGGCTTGAATACGCGCGGAACCTCAACCCTTAATGTAGACATTTAGCAGAAAGCTGCGCTCGGCCCCGTGGCACTCAGTCATTTTCCTGCTCTGATTTAGCAGGATCAACCACAACATTCTCAATCTTGGTGATGTTCAGGCCGACATTGCCAGCATGATTAAGGTCGATCTTATCGCCTAAGTTCTTGGGGTTCAGTTTGGACGAATACCATTTGCGCGTATCAACGCGAACCCGCTTATCTGCTGGGTCAAGGGCAGGATTGTCAGCAATTTCAAGGGTTTCTTCGGCCAGAAAGAAGCCGCGCTCTTCGCGTGCGCGCGCGTACTGATCCGCGTTTTCTTCACTATTCACAATTCGCCAAGCTGTCGTGAACGGAATCTCCGCAGTCTCAGCGGCTTTTCTAAGGCTCATGCCGTCTTCGCTCATGAGTTGGAAAAGCTTTTGCGCTTGTTCAGCCTTCATAGTCCCTGCTGTGTAGATTTGGCGTGTTTTCGATCACGATGATGCGCTGCGTGATTTTCTCGCCTGTTGATAGAGTTGCTTGGATGTCTGCGTAATTAGCGCCAGAACCGCCGGTGATGGTTGTGTTGATTACGCCAGCCAAGATTGTTGGCGTTGTTAAGCTGGCGTTGCCTTCAACGACTGTGGCCGCGCTGATTGTGTCCAATGAGCCGAGCGAGTCCGACAGGTCTATTGCTACCGGCCTAACATCACCTTGAGCCAGATAAATCCTAGCGTGCTGGCCGCATCGGTCCATTGCGTCGGATACAATATCGCCGTTAGCCATGCGTCTTATGCGAATGCTCACGGCTTTTGATCCTTATGCGCTTATAGTCTTGCGACCGGTCAGATAGTTTTGATGGTCTGCGTGGGTTTTGAATGATTGGGCTTTGCGTGGTTTAATGCCCAGCTTGGCCTCTAGCTTGCCGATGGTTGCGAAATTATCGCCGCGCGTTGGAAACCTATGCTTGGCCGTTTCGTTGGCCTGTTTCAGTGCCTGATCTTCAGGCCATTGCGTCTGCATATCATCCTCCTGAGTAGTCTCCCCTTGGTGCAATCTTTGCAGTTTTCTGCTAATCTTTTTGGGCACAAACCGCTTGACCTTTTGCAACCATTGCACTATCTTAGCTTCATCAACAGGGAGCAAGGCAATGACGAAAGCAAAACTCACCAACAAGTTTTTAACGGTT